GTTCTCGGGGATACATATCCTCAACTGTTGGACGGACTCGATATTTCGGCGAGTGGAACCGTATGATCCAGGAGCACCTGGACATGAACCCGTGTGGATCGTATTCCATTGATGCAAAGAAATGGGACGCTGCGTTCTTACAGGCGATAGCTTACGTGTGTTTCAAATTACGTAAAAAAGCTTTTTCGACTATTAGTGACGCTGACATTCGCAAGTTTCAAACATTGCTTGGGAATCGGACGTGCCGTTTGTCGTACGCCGAGTGTGGCGAAATTTTACGAACATTAATCGGTATGGGGTCAGGTGATCCAAACACCTTACCAGAGAATACAATCGGACATCAATTTGTCTGGTTTCTGGTTTTCCTCATTATTCAAAACCGACATGGTTTGTCCACATCTTCCCGTGAGTATCATGCCAATATCAAACTCTCCCTGTGTGGCGACGACGCTCTGGCAACGTTTTCGCCGGCATTTTTAACCCGCTTTACTCCTGGAGCAATCCAGGAGGCCTTGAATTCTCTCAATTTCATTTATGAGTGGGAGACTCTCATACCTCGGCCTGCTAATGAATGCACCTATCTAGGTTGCACTTCTGCCGAGATTCATGGCTTGTGGGTTCCGTGCCCCAAATACGACCGCACGATGGGATGTATTGTAGAAGGTTCCAAGTCAACTGACGTCCTCTGGTTGTTGCTCCGCTTATACGCGATACGAATCGATTCGTGGGGCAATTCTCAATTACGAGAGGTTATTCAAAAGATCATTGACTATTATTGGGCCAACTATCAATCATTCTTCAAGGGCAAAGTTCAAGTGCCCAACAAAGATCTCTATCTCACTTACGAGCAAGTGCACTCCATTTATAAAACGGATGATGAGTTACTCGGCCTGTACCTCGGGTTCGAGATTTCGGGTTCTGCAGCACGAGGTAAACCTGAAAATTGTGGGATGGAAGGTGTACTCGAATGTGCACACCATCTTAACTCCGAAACTCTTCCGTTTGTCAGCGCGTTTGACAATGGAGAAGCTGCTCTCTGGCTCGCCAAAGCTGGGAGCGAAGAAGAAAAGAAAGATCAGCCGTACGAAGACACTGATCAGTCAGCAGAAGACCTGGAAGATGAAGAGAATGAGAGATCTTCTTCCCTCGGTCAGCCTACGTCATATCCTATCTCTGGGCATTCCAAGATGACGAATGGCACACCCTTCCCTCGTTCGAGAAGGGGTAGTTCATTTGACTGGACAAAAGTGGCTGGATTCACGGAAGCATCGAATCCTGGACCAGCCGCGTTTTCGGACCGTCTTTCTAAGTTGCAGTTCAAATATCACGGCAACTATGGAGGTCCTAATTACTCAGCCGGGAAGTATACAAATCCCGGCGACAAAATCGACTGGCGTGTTCCATCTATGGACGCCCTCGATGAAT